AAGTAACTCTGACCCGCAGTCAAACCTGATTGCCTGTTGTTGATAGCACCCTTCACATCAATGGTGGCCCCAGCGGTGTTAGGGTAGCCGTTGCTGGCTAGGCCAACGTAGTTCTCGCTGGTGAGGTTGATGGATATAGTATCAGTTTGGATTACAACGGCAGTACCATAGTTAGAGTTGGTAATATCCCGATAAGAAATAACAATTTTTTGTGCGTTACTGTCATAAGCACTTGAATTATGGTCGGCTTGCCCACTTAAAAATGTAGTACGGTTATCAAAGCTAACCGATGTACCGCTTATAGTTGCAGATATATATATCCCATAATAAGAACCGTCATACTTTTTATAAGACACAACAACCTTTTGTGCGTTAGTATCATATGTTGCTGAAATTTCACTAGCAGATGAAGTCTCAAATACTGTTGGACTACCAAAACTTATAGATGTACCAGAAACAGTTCCTACTATGCCAGTACCGTCATTACTGTTCCCTGCGTCCTTATACAATATAAGTATCTTTTGCGCACTAGCGTCATAAGTTGTAATAATACTACGACTATCTGCGCTTTCAAAAACCACAACACTACCAAAGCTTATTGACGTGCCAGAAATAGTCCCAACAATGGCTGTGCCATAACTAGAGTTTCCCCCATCTGAATAAACTATAACAACTTTTTGTGCATTAGCATCATATGCTATGCCGATTCTTTCAGTGGCTGCGCTTTCAAACACAGTGTCACTACCAAAGCTTATAGATGTACCACTTACTGTGCCTACTATGGCTGTACCATAATCTGAGTTGCTACCATCATTGTAAGCAACAGCAATTTTTTGAGAGTTGGCATCATATACAGCCGAAACTTCTTTAGACTCTCCACTATTAAAAGCTGTAGCACTACCAAAGCTAATAGAAGTTCCCGAAACAGTACCCACAATGGCTCTACCGTTTTGTGGGCTAATTACACGATACGCTATAACTATTTTTTGCGCATTAGCATCATATACAGCCGCATTCCTATCAATCACACAATTTACACTATCAAATACAACAGGTGTCCCAAAACTTATAGATGTCCCACTTACAGTCCCCACCACGGCAGTGCCATAACTTGAGTTGCCATCATCTTCATAAACTACAACTATTTTCTGGGCATTAGCATCATAAACGGTAGATGTTGGGCCTATATTTGCTGTTTCAAAAACAACGGCAGTTCCCTTAGACCCAGAAGTGCCTGTTAGGGCAACAGCACTAACCGTACCATTAGCATTCACGACAACAGGCTTACCATTGGGCAACGTACCACTGGCAATGGCGTTCAGCTTTCTTACTTGTGTGCTGGGTGTACCAATGGTGCGCATACTATTTACTCCTCGTCGTCGAGTGTTGGGTCTACCCAATCAGAGTTTGCAGTCCAAGATGTTCCGTCAAAGAAATATCTGTTGCCTGTCCAGTTTTCTGGGGCGTTGGTCACGCCGTCCGTGACAGTCACTGTTGTGCTGTTCAGATCACCAATGATGAACTGCGCAGGGTCGCCTACAGTGATATTGTCAGCAGTGGCAGTAATTGTTACGTCATCAGCAAGCAAATACTTTGACAAGCCGCTTGATGTTTCAACGATGGTTTTCATCAGATTATCCTTTCACGATGAGTTTAGTAGCCGACACGGCAGTGCCAGCAAGTACAGATGGATCGGCAGCGGTTAAGCCCAGCGTACCGTCAGTTTGAACGAAGTATTGTTGACCAGCAGTCAGGCTGAGTTGATTAGTGCTGATTGCGCAGCCACTGTCTATGATTGCACTGGAACCAGATGCTACTTGGCCTCTGGTTATGTTTGTGGTGCCAACTTGAAAGACAACAACAGTTCCATTTCCGCTGTTACCTTCGTCTTGGCAAGTTATAACAACCTTGCCAGCATTGCTGTCAAAGGTAGCAGACATGTAGTTAACATTAGCACTTTCAAATACAGATTTAGTACCAAAAATGATAGACGTTCCACTTACTGTTCCAACGACTAGAGTCCCATAGTCAGAATTTGTATCGTCTTCATAGACTACAACAACTTTATTGGCGGTGCTGTCAAAAGTAACTCTTGTAGATGCGGCGCCAAGATTACCAGTATTAAACACAACAGGAGTACCAAAGCTAATTGAGGTGCCGCTGACAGTACCAACTATTCCTTCTCCCAGATTGTCAGAGTCATTGAAATAAGAAATAACAACTTTATTAGAGTTACTGTCAAAGGTAACTCCTTGTTTTTGTGTTTGTTTGTTTCTAAACTGAACTTCAGTCCCAAAGCTAATACCTGTCCCGCTTACTGTTCCAACAATGGCATAGCCTGATCCGGCGGGAGACCCTCCGTTATCTCTGTAGGCTATGACCACTTTATTGGAATTGCTATCAAAAGTAGCGGCGGTGAAGTATGTAGCTCCGCTATTAAATACCACAGGAGTCCCAAAACTGATTGACGTGCCGCTTACGGTCCCGACTACTGCCGTGCCTCTGACAGAGTTGCCTGAATCGCTATAAGATATAACAACTTTATTATTTGAGGAATCAAAAGCAGTTGAGATGTAATTGGAATCACCAGTGTCAAATACCACAGGAGTCCCGAAGCTAATTGAGTTGCCACTTACCGTACCCACTACCGCAGTGCCGCGACCGCTGCTACCCGAATTGCCATAAGCTATAACAACTTTGTTGCTATTACTGTCAAAGGTAGCGGACATATATGTACTATTAGCACTTTCAAACACTACCTCAGTGCCAAAACTTATGGTATTTCCACTAACAGTGCCGACTATAGCAGTGCCATAATTAGAGTTGCCACCGTCTGAGTAGGCCAGAACAATTTTATTGGAACTGCTGTCAAAAGTACCCGCATTATGTGTTGTATTTCCGCTATTAAATACGGCTGGGGTGCCTAAAGATTGAGTTATTGAATTGTCGACCACCACCCCCTGAGACATGCCAATGTAGTTTTCTGCGGTGAGGTTGGTGGGGGTGTAGGCGTTCCGCACAACAACAGCCGTACCATAACTAGAATTTGCCTGATCTTTGTACACAAAAACCATTTGTTCTGAGGTGCTGTCATAGGCTTGTCTTAGGTTAGAAGAACCGCCGCTAGTCAAAGAGGTTACAGCACTAAACGTAAGGGATGTCCCGCTTACAGTAGCTGTTACAAACTTCCCTTTGTTAGAGTCTGCATTATCTCTATAAAAGATGTTCACAAAACCAGCCGCAGTATTTTCGATTACAGTAGTTTGCTGAGTAGCTGCTGCTTCAAAAACTGCGGCAGTGCCAAAACTGATTGAGGTGCCACTCACTGATCCGACAATAGCTGTACCAAAGTCCGAATTACCCCGGTCCCTGTAAGATATAACTACTTTTTGAGAAGACGAATCATAACCTACCCATAGATTATCTGTGGTTGCTGTTTCAAAAACAACTTCCGACCCAAAACTGATATTAGTGCCACTCACTGATCCGACGATTGCAGTGCCGTAACTAGAATTGTTTTCATCCTTGTAAACCACCACTGTCTTGTTGGCGTTGATGTCATAGGCGCACGATACTGATGGCCCCGTACCTCCATCGTTGTAAACTGCGGCGGTTCCCCAGCTAACATTTGTGCCGCTCACAGTCCCCACTTGAGCCTTTCCAACATTATTCGTTGTCCTATATGCAAGAACTACTTTCTCTGCGCTGGAGTCATAGGAAAGACTTTGGCGACTTGTGTTTTCGCTATTGAAGATAACCGTTGAGCCAAACGAAATATTTGTCCCGCTTACACTTCCGACAACAGAAGTGCCGTACCCAGAATTGTCACCGTCATAATAGGCAATCACAACTTTTTGTGCAGCGGCGTGGTATACTATGGCAACAAAGTTTGTGCCGTTAGCATGCCAAGTTGCGGTGGCCCCAAAAGTTATGCTGGTGCCAGATATAGTACCGACTACGGCCTTACCTTTAGCTCCGTCATCCGAATCTATAAAAACAATGACCATTTTATTTGAATAAGCATCATACGCTGCACAAGTCTGTGTAGTATTTGCCGCCTCAAACACGGCGTTAGACCCGACTGCTTGCGATACAGGTGTACCCCCAGCAACACTCACAGTCCCGTTAGCATTAACTATTACAGGTTGCCCACTAGGCAGTGTACCAGAGGCAACCGCCCGTACTTCACCATCTACAGGTGTGTTGCCAAGGGACCGCATTAGCTGATCTCTTCGTAACTACACACTACCACTATATCGTTTGCCACGCTTGCTATCACCCCGATAGATTTATCTTCTTCAAGGTAAACTGATGTAGACTTGTCGAGAGCAATTAGGGAAGAATCTGCCGCGACAGACACTGTGCTGACTAGGGCAAATGCCGTCCCGCCAATGTCATCTTGACTGTACAAGTTCACAGTTACGTCAACGGCGTTTGTGCCATCTACGTTTGCCAATTGAATCATGTTGATCTTAAAGACCTTGCCACTGGATGCAGCATTGCTAACAATAGCCGTGGCGTTGGTTGATGCAAGCGCGACAGTGGCGGATTTGCCTATGATCGTGCTTACGTTTACAATATTTGGTGCAGCCATTTTCTAGCCTCCTTTATCCAAAGACGATTGCCATAGCAATGGCTTTACCTGTTGATATACCAGCACTGCCAAAACTGACAGTACCACTTCCGTTAGTTACTAATGCTTGACCGCTTGATCCATCCGAAGTTGGATAATTTACACCACCTATTTGAATACTGGGTACACTTAAAGAATTAAACGCATCTACAAAGGCAGCGCCAGATCCAGCGCCATTACTGTACACAGCTTTGGTTTGACTTGCTGGAATAGTGATGTTTGCCCCAGAACCTTGAGAGATGATAATGTTTTGAGATCCGCTAGTAGCGTTCTCAATGAACCACATCTTGCTGATAGTATTTGGCCCGATTGTGATCGTACATGCACTGTCGAGTGTCCCTGTGTACTTTAGGAACATAGATCGACCAGCGTCTGTAGCGCCGTCAGCAATCGTTGTTGTGTGCGTGTTGGCGTTAGTAGTAATGGCTTCTGTGCCGAAGCCAAAAGCCTCGCCAATCAGCTCAAGGTTCGTGTTTGTGACTGTTCCCCATGAGCCTGACTGATCGCCAGTTGCCATCTCATTGAGGCGAAGGTCATTTACAAAGGTAGAAGCCATATTAGTCGATCCTTACAATTGCTGTATTAGCAGTTTGAGCTGGGAAAACAATGCGAAATGTTCCGCCAGCAACTGAAAAGTCTCCACCAAAGTCCAATACAGCTATAGCAAAATCGCTTTCTGTGTCATTGTAGATCAATGCCCCACGAGCTGTAAAGGTTGCTGATGTCCACTCTGGGTTATTAGAGTCAAAGCAACCGCTTGTGCTGTTGGTTATAACAGAAGCGCTTGCCAATGTCACGCCGCCAGTTGTGTACCCATTGCCGTTAGCAATCTCATTCGTGGCGCTATATGCAGTTGTGGTCGCGTTTAGCGTTGCTGAACTGGTGTAAAGGGCAATTTTAATTGTGTCAGAATCAAGATCATGCAGCCCAAGCATTACATCTCGTTTGAATTGTGTACACATTGCTTGTGTGATAGCCATTATAGACCTCCGTTATATTCTGCTGCGTAATCGCGTTGCATCTCTTGTACTGCAAGTTGCACTGCTTCGTCAAATTGTGTCTTATAAAGAGCCAATGTTTCCCCAGCCTTGAGAAAAGATGAAGCCTCATAGAGACACGCGGCAAGCAGCACATTTTCGGCATTGTCGCCAATCCAGTTATTTGCGTTGCTTGAACTCAAACCCTGTTCAGGGGCAATATAATCTACTTGGTAGGTATCTGTGGAATTTGGCGTTGGGGCCAATGTAATAACAGATCCAGCCGTGCCTGCACTCTTGGTGCTGTACATTATTGGAATACCCTGCGTGGTCGCGTTGGGCGAATAGTCACGGATATATGAATCAACTCTGTGGTTTAGGTATGACAAAACATTAGAAGATATAATAGATACCTGACGGATCATTCTGGCTGTTGGCACTGTATAGTCCGAAGTTCCTACCACCATGTTTGCTGTCGCAGTCTTGCGAAAGCACGGCAGGTTTGGCAGTCGCTGAAAGATCATTGTCTCAGCCTGTGCTATGATTTCATTAATAGAAGCCTGTAGCTCAGAGCTATCATCTTCCAAAAAGTTCTGAATATTTGCAACTAGCTGTGTGTAATTCACTTATCTATCCTCACTGCCATGTTCCTTCGCCGTACCCACCTTGGCCCCAAGATGTTTCGATTACTATTGTTACTGAAGATACACCACCAGTGCCTGCCTGTCCAATTGCAGGAGGTCTGCCTGCTGTATCACCAAACGGTCCAAGTCCCCAAGGTCCAATGCCCCAGCCAAGTGGATCTTCTATATTGGCGATGCCGATATTTCCGCTGCCACTAACGCCCGATACAGACACTAAGTTAATTATGTCAATAGAACCTACGTTTGCGGCCCCACCTACGCCTGCTGG